GCGCGGGAACGGGCGGAGAAAGACTACGCAGTTCAGAGCGAGTTGCTGACCGCTTTGCGTGCCGAGTTACGGCACACCATTGCCGCCGCCGAATCCCGCCAGCAGGAAGCCGTGGCACAGGCGTTGCAGGATGTAATCGGCATGGTTAAGCGGGCGCAACGAAACATGGCTTGCCGCACCGTTACCTATGACGGAAGCCTTGAGGCTGCGCGCTGCATCCAGGTTGCGTTTCGCAAGGCTGGCGACGAATTGCACCTTCTTGAAGATTGCGTTAAGTCACTCTCCCCGGCCGACGCACCGGCGCGAGTGGAGGCAAACAGACGTGATGCCGAGTTGCTGCGGCGTTATATAGCCAGAATGCAAGACGTGCGTGACGGAAACTCACTGCACTCAATATGCGATGACCTTATTACCGAGCGTAACGCCGCAATCGCGGCAAAGGAGGGAGCGTGAATCCATACCTGTTCAAAATTATCTGCAATGTTCTGGTGCTGATTGCAGTTGTTCTATTCGCCTATGGATTGTGGAGGCACTTGCCATGACCGCCCGCACGCCAGCAGAGGCGCAGCAGCGAGTAGTTTGTGCGGCCTTACGCAACGGCCACGGGTTTATCGTTACCGGAGCAAGACACTTTGATGCAGGAATGCAGAAAATTTTAGCTTGTCTTGGCAGAAACGAAGGTGTGTGGGAGCAGGGATTTATTGACCAGTACGGCGCGTTCTTAACGCGACGTGAGGCTCGCATGGTTGCCTTTGCTGCCAATCAAATTATCCGCAGAGTCGGCGGTGATACGGAGGAGCTATACAGTGAAAACCTCTATTAGAGCAGAGGCTTACCGGGAAGCTATCGCGTTCCTGACGAGCAAGGCGCACGAAGCACCATTAGGCGACGAGGACAAAGCAAAGGGATGCTCCACCTACAACGGGCTGCGTTATGCCGCTCAATTGCTGGAATCCCTTGCCGCCGCAGCCGAGGCTGAGAGCAAAGACCCGTACTGCCGATGCGGCAAAAGTTACTTCGCTGGCGAGTTGAACGACAACCGATGCTGTTCGTGCAACAAGCCGTTGCGCTGGAAAGATTCGCCTAAAGCCCAGGCTAAGAGTCAACGGGGGCCGCAAGGGTCTGAGTCGCACGCGAGGCTAGCAGACGGCGACCCGGATTCAGCGAAAGCTGACCCCCGCCATTCCACGGAGCGCGATGCGGTGCTGGAACCCGCGATTAAGCCCACACACGAAGCGGCTAATGCTTTCTGGAACTATTGGCGCGAGAACGGCGAAACGCACAAGCACGGCTATTACGAATCAACTTGGGGCGCTATCAACGCTGCACTGAGAACCAGCGGCGTCGTTCAGCACCACTACACCGCCGCCCTCGCCACCCCGCCAGCCAGCGGGAAGGGGGAGGAAGTGACGGACGCGATGATCGAGGCCGCGCAGCGCGTTATCTGCGACGAAGGCCACACCTGTAATCGCCAAGGGTATGAGGCTATTTATCTGGCTATGCGCGCCGCCCAAGGAATAAAGGAGAAGTGATGAACAAGCACACGGTTGAGGAAGTACAGGCGTATGTAACGGCATTCGCTGACGACGATGACGGAGTAACACTTGATTCGGAGCATTGGGTAAAGGTGCGCGGCATGCTCCGCGAGTACGCTGACCTCTTGTCGTGCATGGGTGAACAGGTGGCTACGGTTAACCATGTTGTTTCAGGCGAAATAGACCTGCCGATTGGCATGTTACTTTTCGCCGCGCCCGTTCCGTCAGATGAGGCGGTGAAGGCTGCGGAGATACTGGCTAAGTCTGCCGATAACCACGAAGCACAGATTGTCGCCCGCGAAATCATCCGACTGGCGGGGAAGTGATGCTCTGGCTAGATCACCTGATTTATGGCAACGGCAACGGGCTTGCAACGCCTTATTTTGACGGACGCTTTTACTGGCTAGTGGATAAGCACACAGACAAGGGTGAACTTTACTCTTGGTCGGGGTGGTTCGGTGCGCAGTTGCAGTCTTTCCAGTGGACGCACCCGAACGCAGGGGAACGGCGACGCCTTGCGGGGCGCGAGTTCAAACCTTTCCACTCCACGAGAAGTTTAGGTCGCGTTCGTGTTGCGTGGGCATTGACTGATATGCCCAAAAACATAGACGAGTGCAACACCGTTTTGCGCAAGCTTGAACTTGATTTGGGGCGACCATGAGCGACTACGCAACCTGGCTATATTGGTTTTTCACCGCCGCGAAGGTGATCGGCGTGCTTGGGCTGGCTTACTTGGCTTGGAGGTGGCTGTGACCGACATTGAACTGGTAAGGAGGTGCGCGGAGGCGATGGTCATTCCCGGCGCAAGCGAAATCAGGCCGCTGAACAAATCGGACAGCAGCGGAGTCAGTTTTTATTTGCACGGCACTGGCGGCAACGTCGAATACAACCCCCTGACCGACGACGCGCAGGCTATGGCGCTGGTCAAAAAGTTCTGGATGGTCATTGAGCCTCCGCTGCGTGACTCTCGCGCCAAGAACAAACTTTGGTATGTGAACATACCCGCAACGGAAGATTACTCTGTACAGCACGGCAACCTCAACCGCGCCATAGTCGAATGCGTCGCCAAGATGAAAGCCGCCGAGTGAAACTCTCGCCCGAGCAGATTCGCAAGATTACGGGGATGGTGTGATTACCTCAGAAGAAGCCGCCGGCCGGTGAGAAAAGACTTCGCAGGTATCGATCCAGGCCTTTCCGGTGCAGTTGCGATTTTGCCACCATCGTGCGAAACTCTAACCATAATGGACATGCCAACCAAACCGATCATCGTGAATGGCAAGCAAAAGCGGACCCTCGACTTATCAAAGCTCGGTGCGTTCTTTGAGCTCCACGCCGAACGTATCCGGCTGGTCACGATTGAGGATCCGCACGCAGCGCCAGGTCAGGGCGTGACCTCGATGTTCAACTTCGGATTCAACTGCGGCGCCGCACAGATGGCGGTGGCCGCCCACGCAGTACCTACCTACCTTGTGCGGCCGGCGAAATGGAAGCTCGACATGGGCCTCACGTCCAACAAGGACGACTCCCGCGCCCTCGCCACCAAACTCCTTCCCCAATTCGCCCACCACTGGTCGCTGAAAAAGCACGACGGCCGGGCCGAGGCGACTTTACTTGCCATTTACGGAGCGCAACGCCATGGATAAACCCCTGTTCCACATTGAGGACGATGGCACGCCCGACGACGCCTGGCTGAAAGGCTACGAACGCGGGGCGATTGACGGATTCATTTGGGCGGGGGTCGTGCTCGGCGTGATCGTGCTGGTTTCTGCCGGGCTGCGACTGCTGTGACGCTCTTTCTCATCTCCGCCCTCGCTAGTTTCGTGTACGTGTTCCTGCGCGCCTTCCAACAATTGAACGTGATGGGCGGGCACTATTGGCGCGTCATGCCCACGTCCATTGGCATGGGCGTCGGGGATGTGGTGCTCGTCATCCTCATCGTCAAAACCGACACGCTCTGGATCGGGGTTTCCAACGGCATAGCGGCCGGCGCCGGCTGCTGCTGTGCCATGTATCTCAATCACCGGATAGGAAGGAAGCCATGAAAGTTTCTGCCAAGTTCGAGGACGGTTCGCTTGCGCTGCACTTGGTTGCCGAAACGGAGGCGGAGCAACGCATGATCGGCGCGGTGCTCGACCAGCCGCAAGCCGAACAGGGGTGCGGGTATCTGGATAAAAGCCTTGTCAGCGCAAGCCTCAGTTACGAAGGTCACTACTCCAGTAAACGCATCACCGGCGTCAAACTCAGCGTATTTAAGCCGAACAAGACGGGGGCCGCATGAAGCTGATCGGCATTGCAGGCAAGGCAGGCGTGGGCAAGGACACTGCCGCGGACTACCTAGTCAAGCATTTCGGGTTCCTGAAATACAACCTCGCCGGTCCCATCAAGGCCATGCTCGAGCCCATTGTCGGCCCCGGCGCGCAGTGGAACGACCGGGAATGGAAGGAAGGCGAATTGCCGTGGCTTGGCAAATCCCCACGCCGCCTGGCGCAGACGCTTGGCACCGAATGGGGCCGCGATCTCGTACACAAAAACCTCTGGCTGCTGCTGGCCGAGCGCACCATCGCCCGCGTCAGGGAAAACAATACGGACGAAGCCTATGCCAAGTACGCCAAGGGCGAGTCAGGCTACATCCCGCCCCAGGTCAAGGGCATTGTCATCCCCGACATCCGGTTCGAAAACGAAGCCGAATGGCTGCGCGCCCAGGGCGGCGTTCTCTGGCACATCGTGCGCCGGGCACCGGCAGTAGAAGGTCACATCTCCGAGGCCGGCGTGGCGATTGCGGACGACGACGCGGTAATCCATAACCACGGGTCGATCTTTGACCTCCATGACACAGTGAGGTGGTCCCTGTGAAAACACTCTACAAATCCGTATTCGTGATTTTCGTGGTCGCCTGCTCGTTTCTGCTGGTCACACGACCGTCGGCACAATCCACGCCGCCCGACGATCCGTGCGCAGCGATTGGCGAACTAGCTCGCACCATTGCCGAACGGCGTGACTCAGGTATGCGCATGGGCGCCGCTTACGTGGCATTCCCCCGGGCAGGCGCCCTGGTCGAGCTCGCCTATGGCAACCCCCAACTGGCGCCGGAGTTTGTCGGCGCGTTCGCTTACGGGTTCTGCATCGGCTACAAAACGGCGCGTTCGGAATTGACGGGTGCGTGATGCGCCCGAACCCCTCCGCCCGTACCAACTGGAAGGCGCGCAATGGCTGAGTCAGAGAAAACATGCCCTGCTTGCGGATCTTCCGCGATTGGGAAAATCGGCAACCAGTATCCGAGCGTGCGATCTGGTGATGGCGTCGGACATCCTGGTGCTGTGCCCGGCGGTGGCCCGTATCAACTGGACGAGGGAGTTCTTGAGGTTCTCCGTGCAAGAGCGCAATTGCTTGGCCATTTTGACCGCCACGGACGCCAGCAAGATGACCTCCGGGCACGACACCGTGATTTGCAGCTACGACTTACTGCAGAACAAAGGCGTGCGTACCGGGCTGTTGTCGCGGCAGTGGGATTGTTTGATCTGTGACGAATCTCACTACCTGAAAGGCACCGATGCGAACCGATCTAAGCACGTATTCGGGAAGGGAGGGCTCATCCATCGGGCGCGGTACGTTTGGCCCATGTCCGGAACCCCCGCCCCCAACAATCCAAGTGAAATGTGGATACTGCTCTACGTGTTTGGCTACACGACGCTCGGGTACGAAGAATTCCTCGAACGCTATTGCGTGGTCCGCGAAACACCTTTTGGTCGCAGTGTTGTCGGCGGCCGAAACATCCCCGAATTAAGGGAACTGCTCAAACCCATCATGCTACGAAGGAGTGCCGAGGACGTGGGACTGCAACTGCCAAGACTGAATTTTATGGACGTGACCGTGGAGCCGCGGCCCATCCCTATCGAGAAACAGGAACTCCACTTCCCTCAATATATTTTGCAGCCCCATCGTTTTAAACCGGACATCGAGGCCCAGGGGGAATTGCTCACCACCATGATCGGCAAACTCGGCCGCGAGGATGTGATCACGGCGCTGCCCGCCTTTGACGACAAGACCAAGCTGTTCAGGCGGTACGTCGGCATGACCAAGGTGTACTCCATTGCCGAGATGATCGACCAGGAGTTGAAGGACAACCAGTACCAGAAAATCGTGTTGTTCGCCTGGCACAAGGCGGTGATCGAGGAACTGCGCGAACTGCTCACCCACCACCACGCCATTTGCTTGTACGGCGGCACGCCTCCTATTAAGCGCGACATCTACATCCGGCGCTTCCAGAACGATCCCCGGACGCGCGTGTTCATCGGCCAGATCAAGGCATCCGGCGTGGCCATTGACCTCTCTGCGGCAAGCGAGATTGGCTTTGTCGAGTCGAGCTACGTGCCCGGCGACAATGCGCAAGCGGCAATGCGTTGCCAAGCCCCCGGCAAAAAGGGCACGGTGCATGTTCGGTTTTTCAACCTGGCCAATACGATTGACGAGCGGATCCAGAAGGTGCTCCGAAGGAAAGCCGAAGTCCTGACGGCGCTGTTTGACGAGGAAAGAAAAAACGAATTTGGTAACGAACCGAAGCCGGCCACGGATATTTTCGAATGATCGAGATTGGCGATTGCCGGGAGGTAATGAAGGCGTGGCCGTCTGCCGTGGCCGACGCTTGCATTACCGATCCGCCATACGGCGATACTTCTTTGGATTGGGACAAGATTTGCGCCGGATGGATACCGGAAGTGGCGCGAATACTCAAACCGAAGGCGAGCATTTGGGTGTTCGGCTCGATGCGCTTTCTGGCACCGCTGTTTGCGGAGATGGCCGCCACCGGGTTCAAGTACAGCCAAGACATTGTGTGGGAGAAGCAAAACGGTACGGGCTTTCATGCCGACCGATTCCGGCGCGTCCATGAGCACGCCGTCCTGTTCTATCGCGGCGCATGGGCCGAGGTGTACCACGCGACGCAGTACACCGCCGATGCCACCGCAAAAACCGTTCGACGCAAAACGCGACCAACGCACACCGGGCACATAGAAGCCGGGCATTACGTCAGCGAGGACGGAGGGCCGCGCCTGATGCGCTCGGTAATTCGAGCCAAGAATATGCACGGGCGCGCGTGCCATCCGACGCAAAAGCCCGAGGAATTGGTCGCGCCGTTGGTGCGATACAGCGTGCCGCCGGGCGGACTGGTTATCGACCCGTTCATGGGGTCTGGGACTACGGCTGTTGTAGCTGTTTCCAACGGGCGCCGGTATCGGGGCTGTGAACTGGACCCCAAGTACAAGCCGCAGCAAGACGCCAGAATAGCGGCAGCGTCAACCGTAGATATTTTTGATTAAGCACTTGCGATTTTCACAACACATCATTACAATCGCACAACCCACTGAAAGGAACTCCATGCAAGTCGAAGCCACCGTCACCGTAGCGTTCCCAAACCTGGACGCCGCCATCAAGTTTCTCGAATCCGTACCGAACAAGACCAGTTTTTCCGCGTACTCCGTCCATGCCCCGGCCGCCCAATCCATCGCCCCCGTACCTCCCGTCGGTTCGGTGATGGAAGCGGCCGCGGCACCCGATGCTCCGACCCCCGCTACTGCGTCATCGCCCCATTTGGGCGCCGCGGTGACGGGGGGAGGGGCGCCATCTTCCGCCCCTGACGCTGGCTCTCCTTCGGCCGCTGTGGGCGCCTCTGCAGCGCAGGCGGCGGAAGCCCCCACGGGCAAGAAGCGTGGCCGACCAGCCAAAGAACAATCGGCGTCCGGGCCGAGTACTACGGGCAATCCGGAACCCCAGGCGCAGGTGGGTAACGGCGCCAGCGAATCGCAAGCGGCAACTCCTTCCGCAACCGATTCCCCGAAGGCCGCATCGCCTGTTGTGCAAGCAACAGGGGCCGAGGTCACATTCGAGGCGATGAAGTCCAAGCTGCAGGAAGTCGCCTCGACACAGGAAGGCTTGACCGTCGCGTCCAAGATTATCGGTGACTTGGGCTATGCACGGGTCAAGGAAGTCAAGTCCGAGCACTACTCAGCGGTAATCTCGGAGTGCGACAAGGTGTTGGCCAAATGATCGGCGGCACGGGGTTTTGTGAAGCGTGGGTGTCGATGCTCTGGAACGCTATGCGCGCGACTGGCAAGGGCTACAAGCGCCACTCCCTGCGTAACACGGGCCGGGGAGACGACCGCCGCAAGGACAAGCTGGAAGTGCAGCGGCATCACTCGCAAGACATGCGCCGGTATCGCGTTCGGTACTCGCCAGCGTGACCCCGAGCCTCGACATTTCCGGCGAAACGATCCTGTTTCGCTGCCACTCGCTCGCGTCGATCATGGTCGAGCCGAAGGACAGGACGGCCAAGATCAGCCAAGGCGCCAAGACGGCCGCCAACAAGATGATGCGCGAGCAGGTGTTTGGTGTTCGCGGCGAAATCAACAGCCGGCAGATCAAGAAGGGTCTGCTCTGCGAGAACGAGTCGATCGCTCTGCTCAGTAGGGTGATGGGCGTGCCGCTCACAAAGAACGTCGAGCGCCGCAAGAACGCTTGGCTGAGCGGCGAGCCTGACTTGGTGCTGCCCGACTTCGGCATCGACGTGAAAACATCGTGGTCGGTTGATACGTTCCCGCTCACAGTCGATGACGCGGACGACAAGACTTACGAGTGGCAGGCCCGGGGCTACATGATGCTGTTCGACAAGCCCCGGTGGGAAATCGCGTATTGCCTGGTCGATACGCCCGACGAGCTCATGGGCTACGAAAGCCCGGAGATTCACAAGGTCGAGCAACACCCCCTCCTGCTGCGGGTAACCCGCGTGGCCTACGAGCGCGATGCGGTGCTCGAAGAAAAAATCAAAACGCGGGTAGACGTGGCACGCGACTACCTGCTCCACGAATTGCGCAAGATTGAACTGCGCTCCGAATTGCGGCCCGACCTGATGGGCACGCATACCTCAGTCAAACGGCCCCCGTGGAAAACGGATGCCGCTTCTGAGTTTTCCTCCGCTGCACCAACCACTGATTGAAAGGAATTACCGATGGCCGATAACACCGGAAAGATATCGCAGAACGGCAACTGGATCACTCCCGAAGCCCGCGCCAGCTATGCGTTTGTGCTCAAGCAGGGCAAGCCAATGCCAGGCAAGGAACCCAAGTACAGCATTTCCCTCCTGTTCCCCAAAGACGCCGACTTCACACTGGCCAAGAAGATGGCGAGCGACGCGCTGCAGGAAAAGTTCGGTGCGCGCTTGGCCGATCTGAACTCCACCGACCCCAAGAAAAAGGCAGCGGCCGAGGCGTTCAAGGCCCGCCTGAAATCCCCGTTCCGTGACCAGGGCGAAAAAGATTCTGCCGGCTACGAGCCGGGCTGCATTTTCATCACCGCCACGGCCAAGAACCGCCCCGGCGTGGTCGACGCATCGGGCGCGGACATCCTCGAGGAGCGCCAGGTGTACTCCGGATGCTACGTCCGGGCCAGCCTGCGCGCGTTCGCCTATGACGTGGACGGCGGCGTGGGCGTGGCCTTCGGCCTGCAGAACGTGCAAAAGCTGCGCGACGGCGAACCCCTGGGCGGCCGCTCCCGCCCCGAAGATGACTTCGAGCCGGTCGCTGGTGCTGCTGCCGGTGCTTCCAGCGCGGCTGGCTTGTTCGAGTAGCGCGCGTGAACGCCAAAACCTCCGCCCCTTCGGGGGCGGTTTTAGCTAGGGAGGCTGCATGCCTAAGCCGAAGATAACGCTGCCTTACACGAAGGAGGTGGCTACCTGCGAAGCCATTATCGGCCTCCAGCTCTCCGTGGATTTGGGACAGTTAAGCGCCGCCCGCAGAGGGCTTCGGCTGCTTCAAAGGCTAAACGGAGAGGTTTCTCCGAAACTCGTCGCGTACATAGACGATCTGGCAGCGCAAAAACGTAACGGAAAATGACCCCCATCCTCCACATCGACTTCGAAACAAGGTCCGCGGTGGACCTGAAAGTGGTCGGCCTCGACGCCTACTCGCGGCACCCATCGACGGAGCCGTGGTGCATGGCGTGGGCGCTGGATGACGGGATCGTGCAACTGTGGGAGCGCGGGCAACCATTCCCGTGGGATGATGAGGGGCTGTACCAATTGGTACGCACGGCCAAGGTCGTTGCGCACAACGCCCCATTCGAATTGGCGATCTGGAACAACTGCTGTGTGCCAAAGTTTGGCTGGCCCGTGCTGAATGTCGGCACGGTGCGCTGCACGATGGCGATGGCGTATGCGATGGGTCTGCCAGGTTCCCTCGAAAACGCAGCCGCAGCGGTAGGCATCCCCGAGCAAAAGGATTTAGCTGGCGGACGCCTGATGCTGCAGATGGCCAAGCCGCGGAAGATATCGCAAGACTGGACGGGCCGCAAATGCCCGGACTGCAGAGGCCACGGGGAAACCAATCTTGGCGCTCGCTGCGCTGCGTGCGGCGGCACGGGTGACGAACATGGCGAGGTGATCGAGTGGTGGGACAGCCCCGAAAAACTCGCCGCCCTCTACGAGTATTGCAAGCAGGACGTGCGGGTCGAACGCGAACTCGACAAGCGCCTCATGCAACTCTCGGCCACCGAGCAAAAGCTATGGCAGTTAGATCAAAAAATTAATGCGAGGGGAATCCATGTCGACAGTCCAGCAATCGAAGCCGCGGTCGAAGTTGTTAGGGTGGAAGCTGATCGCCTCAATACCTCGCTGCGCCAGATCACGGGCAACTTTGTTGGCTTCACGTCGGAAGTGGCTCGCCTCACGAAGTGGGTTCAAGGCCAGGGTGTCGCAATCGAAGGGCTCGCAAAAGCTGACGTTCTGGACGCACTTGCCGCTGACGATATTCCGCCTCAAGTCGCTGCTGCGCTAAAGGTTCGCCAAGAAGCCGGCAAGACTTCCACCGCCAAGCTCACCTCCATGCTCGATGCCCGATCAGCCGATGGGCGCGTAAGAAACACGCTGCAATACCACGGCGCCGCACCGGGACGATGGGCTGGCCGCCGGGTGCAGGTTCACAACTACCCGCGCCCGAAGTTGGAGCAAGAGGACATCGACGATTGCATCGACAGGCTGACCCGGATGTCGCCAGCCGAGTGGTGCCGCTACGTCACGATGTTTTATGGGGCGCCGCTTGACGTAATCTCCTGGTGCCTGCGCGGGATGATCTGCGCGGCGCCCGGCTACACCCTGATCGGCGCGGACTACAGCAACATCGAGGGCCGTATGCTGGCGTGGCTGGCTGGCGAGGAATGGAAGCTGCAGGCGTTCAGGGACTATGACGCGGGCAAGGGACCGGACCTGTACCTACTCGCCTACTCCAAAGGCTTTCACGTTTCCATCGACGAGGCCAAACCCCATCGCCAGGTCGGCAAGGTGATGGAGCTCGCGTTGGGATACCAGGGCGGCGTCGGCGCCTTTCAGATGATGGCCAAGACGTATGGCGTCAAGGTGGCCGATGCTCGCGCTGACGAACTCAAGGTGGCGTGGCGCGACTCCAATCCTCGCATCGTCCAATATTGGTACGACCTCGAGCGTGCCGCGTTCGCCGCTGTCAAGCATCCCGGCGAAACCTACACGGCGGGGCCGAAGGGTCGGCAAGTGAAGTACCGCAGTAAGGGTTCGTTCCTCTGGTGCCAACTCCCATCCGGCCGCGTCAACTGCTACCCGTATCCGAAGCTGGAACAAAAGGAAACGCCGTGGGGTGAGATGAAGGAAGTCGCCACCTACATGGGCGTCGATTCCTTGACTAAGAAGTGGGTCCGCATGTCAACCTATGGTGGCGACCTGTGCAACCACGTCACGCAAGGCAGTGCTCGGGACGTTCTCGCGGAAGGGCTGACGCGCCTTGACGCCGCAGGCTGGCCGATCACCATGCACGTCCACGACGCCATCGTTGCCGAGGTGCCAGAGGATGAACCGGAAACGGCGCAACTCGACTTCACCGCCATCATGGTACGCAACCCCACCTGGTGCCCCGAATTACCCATTGCCGCCGAGGGTTGGCGGGGGGTCCGATATGTCAAGTGACTGGAGAATGTGATGGCCGACGAAGCCGACAGCGGTAACGACACAGCGGAGTTGTTTTTACAAGCTGCGTTGCGAAATTCCAAAGCAAATGCGATAATGCCATCCTCCGGGCTAGGGTTCTGCCTCAATTGCGAGGACGAAATCAAGCCCATCCCGGCCGACCCCGAAGGTGCGCGACGCTGGTGCTGCGCCGCCTGCCGGGATGATTGGTCCTCCGCTCAAAAAAGGAACGCATGAACGACGCGCAACGGCAGGGAATGATGTCGTCCGCCACCGATCAGTGGGCCACGCCGCAGGACTTCTTCGATAAATGGGATGCCGTGTACGGGTTTGAAACCGACGTATGCGCGCTGCCGGGCAACGCCAAATGCGCCAACTATTTCAGCCCCGAGCAGGACGGGCTCGCGCAGGAATGGAAGGGCGTGTGCTGGATGAACCCGCCTTACGGCCGCCAGATCAAAGCGTGGGTGCGCAAAGCCTACGAGGCTGCGAAATCCGGGGGGGCATCCGTCGTATGCCTTTTGCCTTCGCGCACCGATACTTCGTGGTGGCACGACTACTGCGCCAAGGGCGAGATTCATTTTGTGCGAGGCCGCCTGTACTTCGGTGCCGGAACGGGGCGGGCCCCGTTCCCATCGGCGGTTGTCGTGTTTAAGCCGGGGCTGCCATGACGCTCCTAGACCACGCCCTCTCACTCGCTGCGCGAGGGTTCAAGGTATTCCCGATTCTCCCTTGGCCGATGGGCGACGAAGGCAGTGAAGGCAAATGCCCTGCCGTCAAGTTCAAGACGTGGGCGACTGACGACGCGGCCAAGTTGCAGTCCGCGTGGACGCGATACCCGGACTCAAACATCGGCATCTACACGGGTGTCGATCTGCTCGTCGTAGATGTGGACAACAAAGGAAATAAAAATGGAAGCGCAACTGTTCTCGGGCTTGAAATCGCAGGATTTGATTTCCCTGAAACCTTCACGACAAGAACTCCAACTGGCGGCGAACATTATTTCTATCGAGTCGCGGCACCAGTTAAGCAAGGGGCCGATGTCCTGGGAAAAGGTGTCGATGTACGAAGCCGTGGCGGCTATGTGGTCGGACCCGGTTCAACCATCGACGGACGCTCCTACGAAATTTCCGTCGATGCTCCCGTCGCAGATGCTCCCGCGTGGCTGATTGAGAGGTGCGGGAGGTCGAAAGACCGACCCGAGAGGCCGCAGGCCGATCCGGTGCCCGTTGATCAGGAAGCCGCCCTCCGTCGCGCTCTGCACTACCTCAAGAACGAAGCCCCCATTGCCCTTGAAGGCGCGGCGGGCGACCAGACGACGTACAAGGTGGCGGCCAGGGTCAAGGACTTTGGCCTTGACGCGCAGCAATGCTTTGGCCTGATGCAAGATGGTTGGAACGCGCGGTGCCAGCCACCGTGGGGGCTAGACGAGTTGTGGGAGAAGGTGCGCAACGCCTACCGATACGGCAACGAAACCCCCGGCGCCGCGGCGCCAGAGGCCGACTTCGAACCCGTCGTGTCGAAAAATGTTCAGAAAACCGACACGTTCACGGAACGTGTACAGCCGGCAGACGTGAACAACAAGCACCCCTTCGACAAACTGAATAGCGAATTCGCCTTTGTAATCGCCGGCGGCGGCGCGCATATCTTGTGGGAAACGACAGACGCCAAGGACAACTACGCGCTCGAGCACCTGTCCATGTACGCCTTCAACATGAAGTTCAAGGCCAAGAAGTTTCAGGTCGGCAAGAAGGCGGTGGACTTGACCGATGCCTGGCTGGAATGGGAAGGCCGGCGTTCGTTCGATGGCATCGTGTTCTCTCCGGGCCTTGAGGCCCCATCGCGCTTTTACAACCTGTGGCGGGGGTTCAGCGTGGAGCCGGGACCGGCGGGCAAGCATCCTGCCGTCGATATGTTCCTCGACCACGCCCGCGACAACGTGTGCCAGGGCGATCTGGCGTTATACCGCTGGCTGATGGGCTGGTTCGCCCACCTCATCCAGCGCCCATGGGAGAAGCCGCTGGTCGCTTTGGTGTTCAAGGGCGCCAAGGGCGTTGGCAAGAACGCGCTGATCGACCGCATCGGCCACCTGCTCGGCAACCACTACTTGCTCACGTCGAATAAACGCTACCTCACCGGCAACTTCAACAGTCACCTTGAGGCTTGCCTAATGCTGGCACTGGACGAAGCATTTTGGTCAGGCGACAAATCCACCGAAGGCATCATCAAAGACCTGATCACGGGGAGAGAGCATGTCATCGAGCACAAGGGCAAGGAGCCGTACAAGGTCGATAACCGGACTCGGGTCGTGGTCATCGGTAACGAAGAATGGATTGTTCCTGCGTCCCACGATGAAAGGCGCTTTGCAGTTTTCTCCGTTGGCGCTGGTCGGAAACAAGACCGCGAGTATTTCCAGCAGATGCGCGAAGGCATGGAGGCGGGAGGATACGCTGTGCTCTTGCGCTACCTGCTTGACTTCGATCTTTCGGGGATCGACATCAACGCCGCTCCGAATACGCAAGCCCTCGTTGACCAGAAAGTCCAGTCGCTAGACAACGTGCATACGTGGTGGCTCAACTGCCTTGAGCAAGGCGTCATCGCCGGCGCGGACTTTGAGGACTGGCCGCCGCACGTTGAGTGCTCCCGGATGCAAGCCGCGTTTCGGCGCTTCTGCCAAGACCGCCGCGTCACGGCGAGGCTCCCCGATCCACGCGCCTTTGGCAAGGAGCTCAAGAAGTGCGCCCCATCTGTCGAGCATGTGCGCAAGTCCCGCCAGTCGGATGGGTCACAGCCCTACGTGTACACCCTGCCCGCCATCGACAAGGCGCGCGCCGATTGGGATACGTTTATCGGTCGCAAGGGGGAATGGGAGTAGTGGGTCCGATAGCCGTTTTTTTGTGCGACTACACCGGCATCATGGCCCGCCCGTGGGCTGCGGCCGGCATCGAATGCTACTGCGTGGACATCCAGCATTCCATCCGAAATGATCGGGTGGACGGCAACACCCGATTCGTGTGGGGCGACGTTCGCACTTGGCGACCACCGGAAGGGCGCGAGATATGCTTCGTGGCTGCTTTCCCGTTTTGTACGCATGACGCAGTGAGCGGCGCACGGGACTTCGAGAAAAAAGGCGGTATGATGCTGCGCGATTCGCTCGAGGTGTTTGAGGCGTGCAGGCTGGCGGGCGCGTGGTCCGGGGCGCCGTACTGCTTGGAGCACCCCGTCACGATGCTGACCTCCATCCCGCACATTGGCAAGCCAGATCACTACTTCAACCCGAACGAGTACGGGGGCTATCCGGGCGGCGAAGGTGACGCTTACACCAAGAAAACCTGCCTGTGGACCGGAAACGGTTTTGTGATGCCAGAGCCGCGGCCCATACCGGCTACGGAGGGGAGCCGTATGCACGGCCTGCCGCCCTCCGAGGAACGCGCCAACCTGCGCAGCGCCACGCCGGCGGGGTTTGCGCGGGCGGTGTTTGAGGCCAACAACCCGATTTTCAGATAGCCACGCAGTTTCCGGTCGATTTGCGGAGAACGCAGGCGTTTTTCAGATTACCGCGGACACTCCATCTGCCCTGTCCGAAAGTTCCGATCACAGCGCACAGGCCCCGACTGCCCGGTCCTCTGGTAGCTATCCCCGATGGACCCGAAGGTTTCCCCCAGGGCGCGCAGGTTGGCGCTGTAACGGGCTTCTTCCTCGGGCGTCATCGGCGTTGTGGTACAGGATGTAATGCTGACCCACAAAACAATCAGTGCTATCGGCTTCATCGATTTCCTCCGTTTATCGACGGCGGTATAATACGCCAACAACACCCGCTACGCTTGCCCCTTAGAGATAGGTGGGCGTTGCACAGCGCACCAAGCGGGTTTCTGCAGTACCGGAGCCTGTGGTGGGGTCGGACGCGATTCCCTATTAAAGCCACAGGCTCCGCCCCTCCCAAGTTAAGACCAAACGCCAATGCCACGGGGCGCTTGCGACCCCTATGCGACTTGACACGCCACCTAGAGAAGTTCACCCTTCCCTAAGTGGCTGATTATTTTGGTAGGCCGTGGCGGATTCGAACCGCCGACCAACGGATTAAAAGTCGGTATGACTTCCCAAAAGAATCAGGCGCTTATCTTACCACCGTCTTGCGATTTTAAAAAGCGATTGCGCTATAACACCATGATGCGATAATCTAATCACTGATTTTCGAATTGTGCGACCTATGTGCGACCTGATTACTGATCAACGGAGATACTGATGGCACGCAAACTGATGCTCACCAACACGGCCATTGAAGCCATGGCCGACGGGGAAACCCTCAATGACACGCAGGTTCCCGGCCTGCACGTCCGCCGCCGTGGCGACAAGCGCACTTTCTTTTTGTACTTTCGCACCAAGGCTGGCCAGGAGCGTCGCCCGAAGATGGGCGATGTTGGTATAATCGCAATAGGTGATGTTCGCACAAACGCGCGGGAGATGCTATCCGCGGTGGCCAGTGGCCGCGACCCGATGCGCGAGCGCACCCAGGAACGCGGCGACCCGCTGGTCAACGACCTGTGGGACAAGGCCGAGAAGGACCACTACAACAAAGGGCGCCAATGGGACAAGGACGCAAAGAGGCTGTACGATGCTCATGCTAGGCCCCGGATCGGCCGTCATCAAGTGCGAACCGTACGTTACTCGGACATCGTTGGGGTTCATACTGCACTTAAAGCTACCCCCATCGAAGCCAACCGCACCTTGGCTGTGCTCTCCAAACTGTTCCATCTGGCCGAGCGATACGAGTGGCGAGATCCTGGTTCGAATCCCTGCCGATCAGTACCCCGATTCCCTGAACTGAAACGCCGGCGCTTCGCCAAACCGGATGAGCTCGGCAAGATCGGCGCCCTCATCGACAAGTACGCCGCCGCTCATCCCCGCGGCGCTGCCTTTCTCTACGCCCTGCTGTTCTCCGGGGCGCGGCCGTCCGAGATTGAGCGGGCCAAGAAAAGCCAGTTGGAACGCTTCAAGGTGGGCGATGCCGAGTGGGGGGTGCTGCGCATCGACTACGGCAAGCGGGGCCAGCGTGACGTGTTCCTGCCGCCTCAAGCCCTATCGCGCATCGACGCGCTGCCCGCCAAAGGCGATAGCTTGATCGGCTGCAAATCCCCGCGGCGCCTGTGGTTGAAGGTGCGCAAGGAGGCTGGCTGCGAGGACTTGTGGGCTCGAGATTCCCGCCGGACGTTCGTGGTCACAGGCCTGTCCAATGGCCAGCAGGCCGGGCTCATGGGTGAATTGCTCGGCCAGAAGTCGGCGCAGACGACCAAGATTTACAGCGCGTTGATCGAAACCAATGCGGTGGCTGCGGCCGGCGATGTGGCTGGACGGATTGAGGCGATGCTTAACGGAAGTGCGTTGCCGAGTACATGAACCCGAAGTTGGCCCCGGCATAGCACAGGAAGGCGAACGCCATGCCGAGGTCGCCGTGCCCTTGGTAGCGGTACGCCACGGAGAGATATAGCAGGCTGGCGAGGCCGAGTTCCCAGGGTGTCACTTTGTCACGCCCTTGGTTTTCTCGACGGTGCGCAGGGTGCCGATGCCAAGCAAGCCTGTGATGACCACCCACAGCAAGTCCACGTTCACGTCGGGCGGCGCCGGCCAGCCCTTGATCAGCGCCACCCAGGCGAGGAAGGGCTGCACGATGGTCGCGTAGCCAAAGCCAAAGCCCCCGATCCACATGAACAGGGGTCGGCCACCGGCCACGAACAGCGACGGGTTCTGCGCTTCCTTGGCGTTGATTTCCAGTTGGGCGAGCAGCTGCTTCATGTCGCCGTCGGCCGCCATCTTGAGCAGTTCCATCTCCGCCGCGGCTTTCTTTTCGGGGTCGGGGAGGAATCGGTCGATGATGCTCTTGCCGATTTCGAGCAGGGGTCCGAGCAGTAGCGGGTTCATGTTGCCTCCATCACGGTTTTGAACAGGCGGCGGAGCCAGCCCCGTCCGTACACATCGAAATTGCGGGTGCCGTTATACCTAAGTGCGCGGTCGGCCAGGTATAGCGCGCACAACTCCCGTTGGTCCGCTTTGGCTATCGCGGTCAGGGTGTTTCGCCCCATGAGCCCGTCCTGCACCGTGCCGAGGGATTTTTGCAGCAGCTTGATGGCCGTGCCCACGCCCTGATTCACCGCGGCGTCGAACACGTACAGGGATAGCGGCCATGGTAGATCGCCGCAATGCGCCGGACGCCAGTAGCCCTCGAGGTAGGTGTTCTTGGCGTCGTCAATGGTCAGGTTGGCGATGTCCATGGTCGGGTGGTCGCGCTTCGTGATGCCGTATTTTGTTTCACCACCGGGGTCGCGCGGGTCGTTCACATACCCGCCCTCGGAGCCAATGATGATTTGGAATGCCTTGTCGAAGTCGGTCATGCTGCCTGTTTCCTTCCGTAGAATCTCGCGCGCCCTTTGGCCACCATGTCGGCCACGTTCTCTGCCTGGGTGCCGAGGGTCAGATGCGCCGGGTTGACGCATATCGGGTTGTCGCAGGAATGGAGTAGGACGCGATCACCCGGGCACTCGCCCCACGTCATGGCGTAAGCCGCGCGGTGCGCAAGCGCCCTCCGATGGGACCGCGACGTGCGACCTCGCATCTCTACGCACCCATAGCCCTTGACCCTTTCCGATCCGCCAAACTCCATGCAGCCGGCCGCGGTCAAACGCACCTTTGACCAGAACTCCGCAATCCGTCCGGGTGCAAAGTCGTCCGCCACTATGGTTTTGGTCGGAGCGCGCGTCATGCGCTGGCTCCCGTAAACGCCACCCACTCGGCGGGCTTGACGTCGCGGCTCTGCTCCATGAACACCGGCATCCGGAAGGTGATGCCGTTGGTTGGATGGGTCAGCCACAACGCCTGCTGCGGCTGCTCAAATCCGAAGTTGGCCGTGTAGCTGTACTCGTCCAAACCTTTAAGCGAGCCGTTCACGATCAGGCGCGTCAGGTGGATATATTGATGGAAATGACCAAGGAGCATTGTGTCGTAGTCCATGCCGATCTGGCCGTTGCGGCTGCGCTTCCTGTGGTCGCCCCGGATGATCGGACCGAGCGCGCCAATCATCCCGTCGCCACCACGGAACTGGTCGCCATGGGTCAGCAGATACCGATGGCCGTACACCTTGTAATAGGCGTCGCTGCCATCGGGGATGAAGAAGCGCACGCGCTTGTCGCCCTCGAAATGTTTGGCCAGGAAGCAGTACAGCAACCAGTCGAACGACGTGTGGTTACGACCCTTGGCCCTGATCTTGTGGGTGTTGCGACCGTGGTTGCCGGTGACGCAGGGCAGGAACACTTGGGGGAAGTGTTTGAGCAGTTCGTTCACCATCCACACCAGGTTGCCGTAGAGGTCGAGCACCGTGGGCATGGTCGGCATTTCGTTGGACGTTTCCAGTTCCTCATGGATGTCGCCGCTGATCATGTTGCCGCCGAGGGGCACGACGATTCCCGGGTAGTCCATCTTCGGGGAAATGATCTTGAGCAAGTACACGCTCGACTCGACCAGCTTGCGCAAGCGTGTGCGTGCGATCTTGAGGTTGAACTGGTTGACGCCGTTGACCTGCGTTGGCGACACCACCTCGCCCCAATGCCAATCCGAGCAGAACAGGGTTGGCACCCCCGGCAGCGACTTGGATGCCTTGCGGTTTGTCAGCCACGATGGTATTTCAGCAACGTCGATGGCGTCCTTTAACCCGACGATGACATTGCGCACCGTGGTTTCGTCCAACTTTTGTTTCTTGAGCGCGGCGAGCTCGTTCTCCACGCTCTTTAGTTCCATGCGCAGATGCTTGATGTTCTCCGGATCCGCGATGCCGGCCGATGGCTTGAGCCCGGCTTGCTGCGCCGCGCGCAATCGACACTGGAACGTGCCCCTTGGGATGCCGAGCATATCTGAGGCGACGGTTGCGACGCCCTCTGCCTTGGCAAACGTGTCCACTGCCTGCTGCATCTGCGCTTGGGTCAGTCTGGTGTTTGGCATGGTGTCCTCTTAGGTTCCAACAAAAGCGGCGAAGTCCCACCCGTGCATCTGGCAGACTTGTTTGGCGATACGGCGGTACTCGGCGTTGTGCTGCACGCCGGGCGTTTCGGTCTTGGTGACGGCCTGTTTCAAGTGGATCATTTCGTGGCCCATCGCCACGATCAGCGTAGGCAGCAGGCCCACCCTATTGGATGACACGCCGATGATGTGTTCGTCGGTTCCCTTGTACCGGGTGTAATGCGCCTCCCGGTCCCTTGCGCCAAGCACGGTGAACTCAACGGCGTCCGGCTCGGGCAGCTTCCATCCACGGAAGGGCGGGCATCGCCTCAGAAACTCGTACACCCCCTCGAGGATGTCCGGTGTGAGCGGGAGGCTCACTTGTGTCCGTTGAACCCGTCAATGCCGTGGCGGACGGCTGCGTAACCAGCCCCTATGGCGGCAATCCATTTGGCCACCGTGGCCAGGACGCGAAACGAGGTGAGGATGTCGCGCACCTGTTCCGTGGTCTTGTTGTTCTCGGCAAGGCCGGCCTTCAACTCGGACACGTCCTCAACCAGTTTGTTGATGCGCGGGTCCTCTGCTCGGCGCTCCGACATGACTACCCCCTCGTTCCCACGGTTGAATTGCGACGCTGCTGTTCGTCCTGCCGCGGGGTCGGCAACAGGTAAGCCGACGCCGGCGGTGCCTGCGGTGGAACGGGCTGCACGGGAACCTCCTGCTTTGGCTGCATGAGCGCGATCCCCGACACGGCTATTGGATGCCAAGGGCAGTCTTGAACGCCGCCGCAAGGGCGGGGTCGGCCTGTACCTTCTGGATCACCGCCATCATCTGAACGGTGTCGAGGGGTGAAGGGTCCACCACCGGACGGTTGCCGGGCGTGTAGCCGTTGCCGTTCCAGATGTCACACGCGAATTCAGGCGGGTACGGCACTTCGATAGCGCCGGCCGGTATGCTCGGCCATTGGTCGGCGGGCTGCTGCAACTCCGGTTCACCATTTTCGCCTGCGACCCAAATCGGATCCGGCCGCACACCGGCAAACCCCCCGATGTACGCGCCGTTTGCGTCAACGTAGTGCTTTGTCGGAAGTCCTGTCGCCATGGCTATCTCCTATGCGAAGGCAATAATAGTGGTGGTCCACTTGGTGCGGTCCATCCCTGTAACGCCACCGGACGATGCGTTGTTCGCAGAAAACTGGTTGGTGCCCGATGCCCACCGGATAGTGATGTTCGTCGCATCCACTTTCGGTGAGATGCCGTAGTTGTTGGTGTCCGCGTACACCGCCGTGAGAATCGCGTCGTTGACTGAGTAACTTAAATCCGCGCTGGTGCAGATGTGCTTGAGGAAAATGGCAACCGGCGACCGGCCAAGGCCGTGAGCCAACGTAACCGTGCCCCCCGCCGAGGTGGACTGCGCGGCGCTGACATAGCACGCAGAAAATCCAATGCCGGCGAGTAGCGCGTCCGGAGCGATGAACTTCGTGGAGTTGGTGCCTGTCTTGACTTCGGCCGATGTCGCGGCAGTCGGCACGGCGCTCGGAGTAGCCCATGCCGCATCGGTTCCGTTTGACGTGAGAACTTGCCCGTTTGTGCCGAGGGCTACCCGCTCGGGCACGCCAGAAGCGCCACCCCGCACCAAGTCGCCCCGGGTCGTGAGCACCTGCTGCATAGCCCCGAGCGTTGTGCGCGCAGCAGCGGCGTCGGCGTCGTCAAGCAACGTGGCGATAAACGCCGACACCAGTGTGAGGTCAACGTCCGCAGCCGAGTAGCTTGTCAGCGCATTGGCCGCGGAGTTCCAGCCAAGGAGTTCGCCCGCCACGGGCGTTGGCAGCGTCAGGGTGGCGCTCGAGGTATCGGAATCGGACAGCACCAGCGAGCGGTCCAGCCGGTCTTTCAGGCGCCGGGCAATGAGCGTCAGGCGGTCCAGCGCCTTCTCTATTTCCTCCACCGGCAGCGGGTCGTTCTCCACCAGATCGAGGCCCTGCGTCAGCGAGGGGTCGCCGTAGGCGATCAGCGTGTACCCGGACGCCACCACAGCACTCGTCGTAATATCGACACCCGACGGGTAGCGGCCGACCGAATCCGCCGTGCCAGCCAAGGTGTAATCGGTGTCAAGGGTCAGGGTGGTGGCCACGCCAGTTGCGTTGACCACCTTTTGCACGACCAAATCCGCCTTCGCCATCAAGGCGTAGGGGTACGAGAACGGACCGGAGGTGCCTGATCCGGTGAAGCTCCTGCGGTTGGTTTGGGCTGAAATGGTCATTTTGGCATTATCCCATTATGGTGCGAATTTCGCAATTTACTTGGCAAGCCGTTTGTCAATTTCGGTCTGGATCCGTACCATCTCCTGATACCGCTGGTCAGGCGTCAGGGCGGCCGCCCGACCAACCGCCCGCGCGCGTTCAAAAACAACCTCATAGGTGCGGCGCTTGACCATGTCGGGCTTCTCGGCCCAAAACGGGGAGTTGACCATGGGTTGCAGGAGTTCGTAGGCGAGCTTGCCGGACTTGTCCGCGAAAATGTCCTGCTGCTCCGGGGTCAGTTTCACTTCTCCGAGCTTGCGGTCGCGCGCGGCGGGCAGGATGATTTCTTCCGGGGCCTTGCCGACGCCGAACTTGAGGCGCGCGGCCTCTTTTCGCACCGGGTCGTTCGACTCCGTGGTGACGGTGATGGGCGACAGGAACCCGACCCGCTCCTTGTTCTGGATTTGCTCACCGAACACGTCCCGCTGCGCAATCAACTGCTCGCGCCATCCCGGCACCCGGTTCTGCACGGCGTCCTTGATCGAGTTGATGTCCCTCATCAGCGGGTCAGACATGGACGCCGACTGCGCCAGGATGCCGGGCACGTTCATCGCCACCAAGTTCTGTGCGAATTTGGCGCCGAAGCTGCCAGGCTCCGTGATGGCACGAATGATCGACGTGAGGCCCTGCAACATGGTTTGGTTCGTGATGGCGTTGGCAAAGGCCACGGCCATCATCTTGGGCACCTTGTCCGATTCCTCCGGGGTCATGTGCTGCCACACCTCGGCCACGTCCGCGGCCATGCCAATCAGGGTGCCGACGGGCTGCAGGCGTTGGTAGGAATACCACTTGTCGCCGATCTTGACACTGTACGGCTGCCAGCCGGCGGCGAGTTGCACGCGGCGTTTGGACGGGTCCGGGTCGCCGGCGCCAGAGAAGTGACCTGAGAGAGCAAGGCCCGCCACCGCGCCCATCATGGCCGAGCCGGTCGCCACTTCTGCCAGGGCCTTGTCGCGTGCGGCGCCACCCTTGGCCACGTCTGCCCGCCATTCGGCTACCAAGGGGGCAAACGGCGTCATGCGCGTCATTTCCTTGAGGATGTTCGCCGGGGTCTTGACGAAGGGGATCAGCACCTCGGCGTGAGCCAGGGTGATGGCGCGTTGCGCCGTCTGCCCGAACTCGCCAAGGTCGGCGCTGAACGTACCGCGCAGGCCCGCCGTTTCCATCTCGGCCTGCATTTCCTTGGTCGGGTTCATCGCGCGCTGCGCCACGAACTCGCTGTGCTCGCGCGTGCCGGGTGTCAAGCCCTCTTTGGCCGCCTGCCGCGTGGCAAGGGCATACGCCTCGCCGCGTTCGGACATGGTGCGGAACATGGAATCCATGAGGCCAAGACCTACAAACGGCACGCGCACGATGACGCCGGTATCGCCTTTGATGGCCTTGCGTTGCTGCTCCGCGCGCTTCACGTCCACGCCGGTATCGAGTTTGCGCAGCGCCTCCATCGGGGTGCGCCAGTTCTCGGACGTGAACACCTGTGCGATTTTCACCGTTTCCAGAAAGCCGTTGAGGTTGCCCTGCATCCGGGCAAAAGGTTCCATCACCGAAACCTTCTCGCCGGGTTTGGCCATTACGTTCGCGCTCGCCACCAAGTCGATGACCGGGCGCGTGACCATGCTGGTGGCATTACCCAAGATGTTCGCCGCTTGCGTGAAGGGGCCAGAAACGAGGCCCGATTTCAGCGCCTCGACGTACTTCTGCCACGTCGTCGCCTCCGTCACCTTGCGGGCAAACGCAGCCGCCCCCTCTGGCGTGTCGAGTTCCTTGGCAGCTTTGGCGATCATGTCGATGCCGTCCTTGCCGTAGGTATCCAGCAACTCTTTTACCTGCTTCGCCGTCGCCTCGCCGCGGCGGGCGTTTTTCAGGATGTTGAGCGCGCGGCCGGCTTCCGCGGCAGCCCCCTGGAAGTTGGCGGACATCATGGCTACGCGCTCGGCGGCAGCGGCGAGTTCGGCTTTTTGCAGCGGCCCGGCCGTCAACGGATCGTAGGCCCGGGACTTGGCGGCGAAATCAGCCACCGCCCCCTCCATGAGCGACGTGCGCAGGGACAGTTCCACGGCGTTGGCTGCCGTTCCGGGCTCGCGCGCGTTGAGCAACGCCATGTCGCCGGCGCCGGTGAGGGATGCAAGGCGCTGCTGCGCCTCCACTTCCGTCTGCCGCCAACCGACTTCGCCACGGGTTTGCGCAATGATCTGGTCGCCGTACAACTGACTGGCACGGGCGAGTATGGGGCCGATGTCGGCGGGGTTGCTGATGTAGTCGTAGTTGACGTTCAGCTTCAGTTTGGGCGTGCCGGGGGCTTGCGGGATTTCCGCGAACGGCGATTCCACAAACGCCTCGGCACGCGCGCTCGGCTCCGGCAACGCCTGTCGGGCGTTTTCCTCGGCCGCAAGTTTTTCGTAGGCGAGCGGAAGTTCTGTGCGCCCACCCACCAACTGCCTATTCGCTGCGATCCGGTCCGGGATGACGTAATTTGGCAGAATGTCGTCAGCGCCAAGGTTGCCAGAACGGTAGCTTTCCACCTCCGTTTTCGGCACGTCAACGTACACCAGCCGCCCGGCTTCCCCATGCCGCCCCCGGAGTTCCGTTTCAATGGCCGCGCGGTCCTGCGCAAAGAAAAGCCCTTTTTCTTTGATACCCGCAAAGTCAGATATAGCCGTGAATCCGACCATGCCTTTGCCATCGGGGCGCTCCCCGCGCCACAGGCGCACCATACCGTCCGCGACAGGCGGGAGTTCCGCCGCTTTACCACTCAATTCCGCAGCCAGTCCGGGGTCGCGCATCGCCTCGCCCGCCACTTGCTCGGGCGGCACCCCTGTCCGCGCATAGATCGACCGCAGCTTGCCGGCCGCCATCGTCGCGCCCTTCATGCCGGCCACCAGGAGCGCGGCGTTGGTGAAGTCCTCAGGCTCGGGGAGGCGACCCTCAAGCGCCGCAGGCGCCACCACCATGGTGCCGATTTCCGCCGTCAAGCCTGCGGCGGTGGTTGCCCGCATCGTCGCCTGCGCGCCGGCCCCGCTGGCGAACACCGCCCCGCCGACCAGGCGCCCGGCCACAACGCCCGCGCCCATGGACAGTCCGCCAATCGCACCTTCCTTGGCCGTCTGCTTGATGACGATGCCGGTGCGGTTGAGAAAATCCCCCGAGCTCGTCACCGCGCCCTTGCTGTACGCCTGAATCAGCGACTCCCGGATCGCCGCCGGCACCGCCATCGAGCCCACGCCAGCGCCAACAATGGTGCCAAACGGGCCTGCCGGCGTCCCTGCCGCGCCGCCGACGACAGCCCCGGCCACCATCTCAGGCGCTTCGTTGAACATCTGACTTGCCGATGCCGCCAGTTTCTCGTACCAGCGCGAATGCTCCGGGTCGAGCACGATGTCAGGCATCCGGCCCCGATCAACCAGCCCGGCAATCGAACCCTGATAGCCCGCAGTGAACGCCTCGGAAATGCCGCGCGCGACCCTCGGCTGCGAGCGTCGCTCCTGAAACTCAAACCCGGGCGGGGGCGGCGGGATGTTGTTCGCCCCGACCAGGGTAAAGCCTTCCGGCGGCGGGGGGATTAGGGTTTCTGCCATTTACCGTCCTTGTAAATTTGGCGCTCACCCGTCTTGGGGTTGATGGCCTCTGGGTAGGTCGGCGCAGTGCCGCCGCCCCCGTTGATGCGCCCGGCCGATTCGCGCGAGCCGGTATCTTCCGGAGCGCCGGCGGCTTTCCGTGCCGCGGCGCCAGCCACGCTCGAGCGCAGCGGCGTCAGGTAGGACCGGAGCAGGCCCGGCGACAGAGCGTACTCCTTGGAAGTGGGGTCCAGCAGCACGCGCGGATCCTCGTTGGCCTTGCGTTTGGCTTCGATCTTGGCCTGCAAATCCATCTGGAATCGGTACGCGGCATCCACGGCCATCTCCGGCTGCACCGACCCCTCGATGCTGCGCGTGAACGTTGTATGCACCAGGTTGTTCGCCTGCGCCACGTCCTTGGCAAAGCCCTGCGTGGCGCCGTTTTTCATGTCAAACACTTCGCGGCGCAGGAACGTCATTTCGTTCGTGGATATTTTTCCGGCGCGATACGAAGCCATCACGGCATCGTCGTTGTACGTCTTGGTCGGGTCGTTGCTCGCCGCATGAATACCGAGCATGAGTTTGCGCACCTCGCCCGGGTTGGTGCGCGCCTCGTGATTGGCCGCCAGTTCGCGCGCGCGGCGCATCTTGTAGTCGATGAGGTGCTGCTTGTGTGCCGAGTCGAGCAAATCAGAGGCGAGGATTTCCTTGTCGCTCGGCATCGGGCTGTCCTTGGACGGCGACACGATGCGCGTGAGAAAGCTGTTCATGCCCGCTTCCACCGCGTCTTTGCGCGCCCGCTCGTCCATCATGCGCTGGCGCTCGGCCGCCGTGTCCTTCGCCCGGATGCCCACGTCAGAGGACTTGATCAGCGATTCCTTGTCCTCTGGCGTCAGCCCTGCGTCCATCTTGCCGTCCATCAGTTGCTTCTTGGCGAGCTCCGGGGCGCCATTGTTGATGAGACCTTGGAAGTAGTTTTTCGTGAGGTGCTGCGTCATGCCAAGGGCCAGCTTCTCGCGCGCTGCCGCCGGGATGTTGGCATAGGCACCCTGCGGGTCGTTCAGGCCGTCGAGGGCTTGCTTCAACACCGCCTGGTATTGCGTGGGGTCCGACAGCAGGGCGTTGCCGTAGCTGTTCGCCTCTTTCTGGAAATCGATCTTTGCCTTCTCGCCAGCGGAGGCGATCTGGAACAGCCCCGCCTTCTCGGAAAAGTGCCCGCCTATTTCCGCCGCCAGGGAGTCGTAGGTGCGTTGGCCGGCAACCGTCGTTGCTACGTCACGACCCTTTTGCACGTAGTCCTGGAAGTCCTGATTGAACTTGGCGGCGAACGTCGGATCGCCGGGTTTGGCTTCGTTCGCCCGCTGCTGGAATGCCACGGTCCAGTCCGCGCGCGCCTTGGCCATCGCCTGCCGCACGTTGGCCACGTCATCGCGCGTGACCATTTCCTCAAGCATCCCGGCCGAACGCTGCACGCCGGCGCCGAGCACGCCGATGCCGTCGTTGCCAAGGCCGGAGGCGAAGTCCGCCTCGCCCGCCATGCGCGACGGCGCGGTGCCGCCAGCCGATGTTTCCGCTATCAGTTGCCGAATTTTTGGCATTAGAAGTTCACCCCGAGGTCTTGATTACCATACCCGCTACCTGAGCCAAACCCGGTATCCGTCTTGATGGTCGAGCCCGTGCCGCGGAACATGTCATAGGCCTTGGTGCCACCGACCAATCCCGCCGACGCCGCCTTGTAAAGTCCGCCGCTTGAGGACGACGACGCGCGCGAACGGTCCAGCGTGGCGTTGTTGTCGTAGCCGGTGGCGCGCAATTCCGCGTTATAGAGGATGTTCTGCTCGTCCAATTTCGCCTGCTCCACGCTCGACGCCAGTATGTCCAGGGGCGAACCCTCGGCGCTCGATACGCCACTGGCGCCATAGCCCGCACGGATACCGGAGATGCGCAGGTAGTTGTTGCGCGCTTGCTGCGTAGCATCGGCAGTGCCTTGCGCGCGGGCTGTCGCTGCGTTCTGCTCGCTCACTTGGGCGTTGTAATTGGAAGCTGACGCCTCGCTCCTGCTGGAATTGAGAGCGCCAACCACGGACATTACCGTGCCGATGGCTTGCAAATATGGTAGGGCTGCGGCGGCTGCTGCCATGTCAGTGCTCCAAAGTCAGTGCGTATTGAAACGCGGCACGCCCGTCGGGCATGTACCCTTTCATCGGCTCCGGGGTTTCCAGCCGAAAGCCCAACATGCGCGCCCACTGGTGCCCGTTCTCGAACCCATCGTCCACCGTAATCTCGATCCGGCGCAGCGGGTACGCCTCAATCGCCCGCTTCACCGCGCGCGTGATCGACAACATGCGCCGGCCGGCATTTTGCGAAAGAAACATCCAGCCCAATCCGCGCCCCGGCCACACGTCGATGATCCCGCCGCAAGCCAGCACCTCGTCGCCTTCGAGCGCCGTGTACGCCATCGAGCCTTCACGCGACTGCAATGCGTTCACGTCGATCAGTTCGCGCATGTCGGCCTGCGCCTTTTGCAGCGCAATTTGGTGGGCGTGTTCAACTTTAAAAGGCACGATTCTCACCCCTCGCTCACCGTCAACCGCGGCATGACGCCAAGAATGGTGCAGGGCTCGGGCGTGTCACAGCGCCAGGAGATGAACCCATCCCGGTCATAGTCGCCCGCCCACTCCCACACAAAATCGCCCGAGTACAACGGGGGCGCCACGCCTGCCGGGTCGCTCGACGTGCGAAACGTCTTTTCCGTAAGGCTGTTAAAGCTCGGACCGATCTTGATGCCCAGGCTGTCGTGAAAGCGGAACGTCACCTGATCAACGCGGCGGATTTTTCCTTGGGAGGTGCCGTTCTGCGAGCCCGCTTCCAGCCTCATCATCTGCGCATCGCTGTTGTAGCCAAGGCCCACCGCCACCTTGCTCGCCGGGTAGGTGAGGGTGATGGCGCCGCTCGCCACCGTCTTGTCAGGCTGCGTCGCGCCGTCACCAAACACCTTCACCGTCTGCCCCTCGAGATGCCACAGGCCGGAAACGCTGGTCACGGTCATGCGCCAGCCGGCCGAAGCAATCGCGGTCAGGCTCGGCCAGGCAGACAGGATTGTCGCCGTGACGACAGTTCCAGACGTGTACCCTGTGATGCGCGCCGACGCCCGGTTGTGCGTGATCACCCCCTCTCCGTCGATGGTGTCGTAGTCGTAGTGGATGTAACGGTTCACGTCGCCAGATACGAATACCGAACTGCCTGCCGTGAAGGTCACGCCCGTCGTGTCTGCTACCGTCGCCCCGGTGCCCGGCGTGAGCGTTGCGGCCACCGTGTTGTTGAGCGTCAGGCCCGAATCGACGTGGAAGGCGTCTTGCTGGTTGTCGCCACGCTCCCACGGCTTGGTCAGGTAGCCGACATAGCGCCGCTGACCGCCGTTGATGTAGCGGTTCGTGATCGTCCAGGCTTCGTCCCGGGTGCCGTCGGGCGCCGGGATGCAGGCCACGGACTCCACGCGCGCGGGCAGCGTGCCGGCCGCGTTGTAAGAGCCGCCGAAACGGTGCCGGTGCCAGCCGAGCACTTCCTGCTCCCGCTCGTAGGTGAAGCCCGTGAGCACGCCGTCCGTGCGCGGCGCCCACACGATTGCCTGCGTTTCCTGCTGGAAGGCCAGTTGCACCAGGCCGCCCAAGGTGATGTGCTCGGCAAGCGTCGTCATGTCAGGCGAGCGGAACCCGTCAACCTCGAACACGTAGGCGAGTTCGCGCAGTTTCCGCCCGGCCCGCTGCAAGTACAGGGTCGCCTTGCCAGCTTTCAACGGTTGCACGTTGGCGCTGCCGTAGGTGGTGCTGCGGCTCGCTTTGATGTTGGTGGGTGACAAGGCTTCGCTGGTCGTGGCCGGGCGCACAATCCACTCGCCGCCGACGGTGCCAACCAGCAGGCCCTTCTCGTCGTCCTGCAGCCAGCGGATCACGTTCACGTCACTCGCGTTGAGCGTGACTGCTATCGCATTCGATTCGCCCACCGTGCCGGCCGCATTGCTCGGGGCGAAGTTCTCGTACTCGGAGGAATTGCTCATGTCGATGCGCTGCGGGTAGTTCGTCGCCCCGCCAAAGCACAGGCGGTCCTCGTTGAAGCACACCGCGCCGGGGTAACCAGTGGTGTCGCTCCACACGCCAAGGCGCCAGTTGACAGTGGCCGTACCTGCAGACGCATTGGGGCCGGAAATGGTGGCCGTCACCGTGGTCGCGTTGGTGTATGCGGTGATGGTCAGCCACGTCCAGTTCCCCGCCGGGTCTTTCCAGCGGATCAGGCGGCCGACATCGGTGGAGGCAAAGGTGTTGGCGCTCGCCGTCACCGTAACGCTCCCCGTTGTGCCAGACAGCGTGAACGTGGTCGCCGTGGCATTGACAGGCAGGTACGGGCCGTCCTGAAATGCGATGGTGGTGATCGTCCAGGCGTTGTGGGCCGTGCGCGTCATCTTCTTGGGCGGGTAGGACGGGTGCGCGAGATACACCGTGTCGGCGCTTTGCGCTGCCTTGATCTGGAACACGTCCGCCGAGGCGTAGGTCGTGGTCAGCGTGTACACCTTGGCCGCCACGCCGCCGCTCGAATAGGCGATGTACGCCGAGGTGTTGATGTTGGTCGTGCCGTCCGGATCCTTGAGTTCGAACGTGTTGGCACCCGCGTTGACGTTGGCCACGGTCACGCGCCGGCCGTTCAACTGCGTCATGCCGACAATGCCCGACAACTCAAAGTCGTCACCGTTCGCCGGGTCGGTGCCGGTGTACGTCAACACCCCGGGATTTCCCTGCGTGACGTTGGTGATGGTCAGGGTGGACGTTTCGGTGATCGCCGCGTGGTCCTTGTAAAACCGCGCATACAGCGCCCCGAGCTCAATGATGTAGGCCTGGGTCGTGGAGAACTCGAACCGGAGCAACCGCGCCACGCCGTTCGCTTTGGTGGGCGCCACGTGATACTCGCCCGGGCGGCGCGTCCAGCCCCCTTGCACCAAGGGCAGCCCGTTGATGCACACGCGCAGCGCGCGCTTGTACTTGTCCACATCGACACGGGCGTACATCAACGGCGAGAATTCTCCCGCGTTGAACGCCGTCTGGATGGGGTATGCGCGAGCCACGGTTACAGCCTCGCCGTCAGCCAGGTATCTTCCGGGGCCTCGTCCGAAGTCTGCTCAAAGGCGTTGGCACGGCGGGCCTCGAGTCGCGCCATGCGGTACATCTTGTCCACGTCATCCACTGCGGACGTGGAGCCTGTGACCTTCTTGCAGATTTGTTTGGCAATGCGGCAGGCGAGCATGTCGCGGAACACCGGGTCCATGGCGTTGGCGTCAGTCACCCGGCGAACGTAGCGAATCTGGATGGACGTGCCATCGTTGGTGAGGATCTGGCCGTCCGCAATTTGCCAGTCAAGGTCGTTGCGGTTGGGCGGCAGCACCTTGAGGCAGTCGGTGGGCAGCGTGAAGGCGTAGGCGTAATCGTCAGACACGGGCGCGTCACTGTCAGCGGTCAGGTCCGCCCACTTGCGGGCGAACGACCACGGGTGCGCGCGCAACTCGGCATCGCGCATGTCCTCAAAGCACAGGTTGCAGGCGCGCGCGTTGGTGCTGTCTTGGGTCAGCGAAGTGATCTGCTCGGACGCCCCTAGTTTTTGCAGCGCCAGGTTGCAGATGGAAACGTCAGATGCCATGTGCGCTTCCCTTTCGGGCGGCGCCCGTTATTCGGCCTCGATGTCGAGCGTGATGCCGAAGGTGTTGATGATGCCGGTGGGCGTCCAGGCGGCCAGGGCACGCAGCACCGCCGTAAAGGTTCGCGTCGGCACTGCCGGATCAAAACTGAAGAACGACCCGACCGGCCACGGGGCCTGCAGCACGTTGGTGGCCAAGGGCTGAACCAAGTGCGACATCACGCCCTGAAACTGCGAGGTGCCGGCCGCCACGGTGCCAAGCGGTCCCGTCCAGCCGGTGTCGTCAAAGCGGAAGATAGCCACGGCTTTCGCCCGATCCGCTGCGGTCATCGGGGCAGTCACGTTGTCGCCCACCGCCGCCGGCACTTCGTCGGTGCGGAAGATGGCCAGTTCAAAATCGGATGCGGTGGTGACGACGTTGCCCGAGCCCGCCGTGAGGTCGATGTCGGCCGCCATGATGCGCCCCTGCGTGAACCCGGCAAGGTTGAATGTGGCGCGCACGACCGAACCCGCGGTAGCGTGGTTGCTGATCTCGTCACCCGCTGCATAGGCCGTGTTGTCGGCGGGACGCGCGATGGTGCTGCGAAGGCGAAGCAAGCGGCTCACAGGCTCTCCCTTACGCTATGGGCGTGGTTTCTTTGGTTTCGAGGTAGTTGAGCAACGCGCGCACGCCGATGATCACCGCGAGGCGGTCGGCGTAAATTGAATCGGCTACGCGAAGCTCCACCGCCTCGGATGACGTGGACGACCCCTCGGTCACTTGATGGGGCAGCCCCTCGCCTTTGACGACGGAGTAAAAACGATCAGCCATGTGTCACCTCGCACTCATGTTCGGTGGCGGCAGCCGCCGAAGCGGCCGCCATGCCAGTTAAATCGCGTAGTGGACTTCAAGCACAACCACCGTGCCCATGCCGTCGCCGGTCGTGGTGACTTTGAGCACCACGTCGTACTCGCGGCCCGGGTCGCTGGTCAGGCCGAGCACCTCCCACAGCGGCTTGGCCGACTCGGCGTAGGTGTATTCGCCCGACTCAAACGTCTGGTCGGAGCGAACAAACGGGCCGCCAGTCAAGGCAAGCGCGGAAGCGAACAGGTCAGAATCGACCACGGCGCCGCCGTTCTCCTCGGTCTGGTAGATGCCGATGTCCACGTTGCCGGCCGTGGTGGCGTCGGCAGTGGTCAACAGCACCGCGTCGATGCGCGCATTGGAGGGCACGCGAACCATGCGAATGGTGTCGCCGCTCGCTTGCGTGGCGGACACCGTGGCCGCCGACTTGGCCACCTTCGCAATGCCCGCGGACTTGTTGGCGTCCGTGAACACTTTGGGCGTCGCAACGGCGTTGGTGATCCAGGTTGAATTTACGTTTGCCATGTTGAGTTCCTTTCGTCAGATGGCCGGATTACGCGCGGTACGATTCGATGGCGTACACCTTGTTTTCCTCGATGCGGGTGGCACCGGCGGTCATCGTGGTGTAGAGCTGCCACGGGCGGCCCTGCAGATCGGCGCGAACGTCGATGCTGTTTTCCATCTCGTTCCAGACACCCAGGTGCATGCCCGACTTGACCCACCCCGGCAGCGTCACTTCGTTGGTGCCGGCCGCGATGGTTTCGATCAGTTCTGACTGGATGAACTTGAAGCCCAGGAACTCGGTGATGCGGCCCGATTGCAGGATCGGCGCGTCGCCGTTCTTGAACTGGCTGGAAATGACCTGGATGTCATCGAGCAGCGCGGAGTGGTCCTTCGCGGTGATGCCGATGTAGGCTTCTTCCATCTCGAAGTCCACATAGTTGGTCTGCATGAGCTCGCGGACCGCCTTGATCTTGGCGACGTTGAGGCGGGAGTTCGCGCCACCCGTGGCCACGTCCACCTCGTTGCCCGAGGTAAAGCTGGTCGAGGTGCCGCCGGTTTCGCCCGTCTTGGCCGTGGCCTGGAAGGCGGTGATGATCAGGCTGTCGAACTTGCGCATCGCCGCGTTGACGGCGTTTTTCACGTACACCGATTCCGGGTCCGTGATCATGCGCAGCTTGTCGAACTTGTCGATCAGTTGCGGCAGATCGAAGTCCGAGGGGAACACCCAACGACGGTCGGTGGAAGCATCCACTCGGCCCATCGGCGCGAAGCGCGTGGTGACGCTTTGCATCTCGACCTTGCCGAACTGGTCAACCACGGATGCTTGCTTGCCCACGTAGTTGCCGCGCGTGACGGCCGAGGCAAACTTGCCACCATTGACTTGCAGGAGCAGTTGTACGTTGTTGCTGTACGACTGAATATAGTGATTCGGGAGATTGACGGACATGATGGTCCTCCAAAAAAGCGTTAAAAATCAACACGTTTTCGAAAGACTTGTCGCTTCGCGTCGCGCTCCGCGGGTCGTTCTACGGCTATGACGCCCGCCGTGGGCTGCGTTCTTTCTCGCTGTCAGCCGGCCCTATCGGGTTCCCGGCTTCGGTGCCGTCAAGGTTTTCCTCTCGGGCACCTGTGCGTTCTGCTGCTCGGTGACATACGCCTCAATGGCCTTGGCCCTGGTCACGATTGCCTCCGGTGAGAGGTCGTGCCGGTGAACCAATTTCAAAATCTCAAGACGCAGTTCCGAACTCATGGTGCGATTTTCTCACCAAGGTTCGGAATTGTCAACATCTCGTCAACGCGCAGGGGCTTCGCCCGGGTAGGCCAGCTTGGTGAGGCGGTCCATCTCGGCGCGCGCTTCGGCTTGCACGCTCGGATCGGCGCTGTTGAACCGGCGGGCGAAGTTCGCATCCTTACGGTAAGCGGCGATCTGCTGACGGGCCATCTCAGGTGTCATGCCCTTGAAGCCTTCGCCACCCTTGCCACCCGACTGGATGAATTCGGCCTCGCCCAATTTGGACCCGATGTTGAACAGGAACTTGTGGACGCCTGCGAACCCGAGCGTCTTTTCCAGGGCGCTGATCTGCGCTTCGTCCATGCCGAACGTCTTGGCGGCTTGCTTGGCGATGTCGATGTTGGCGTCGTGCATCGCGCCCCACTCGCCAAGGAGCGCCTTCTTGTCGGCCTCGACCTTGGTGGTGTACTCGGTCATCTGCGCCTTGGTCAGTCCGCCGACGTGCTCGTTCCACTTGGCGGCCAGCTTTTCCGCCTGGCCCTGCGACAATCCAAGCTCATGGAACCAGCCGCTCGCCTGTTTGGCGAACTCGCCACTGTCGCCTTCGGGCACCGGGATTTTGTAGTCAGCCGCGGTTTTCGGACGGCCCAGGCGGTCGTACACCGGCCCCATTTCCTCGAGCGTCATGTTCTTGGGCAGCTTGATGATTTGTTCCGCCGGAACCCCGTACAGCTTTTCAAGGTTATATGCGGACTGCGCGAGCGCCGCGGGATCCTTGTACCCCTTCGCCGTGACCCAGTTGTGGACGATATCGTCCGTTACGCCAGATGCTTTCCAGTTAAAAGCGACCTGCGTTTCCGCAGTCGCAACCGATGCCGCAGTGGCCGCGGCGGTCGTTTCCGTTGTGGCCGCGGTGGTTGCGGCCGTCGTCGTTTCAGTGGTCGTGGCTGCATCACTCATGAGTGTTTCCTTTCAGGTGGTTACGGCTTTAGCCTTTATGGCTTATCGCCGCCGTACAATTTCCAAAGGGTTTCGTCGTCAAGGCGCAAGTGCTGTTGCAGCCTCAACCAGACTTCGCGCCGGCCGTCGAGCCTCGCGGCCATGTACGGATCCGGATGGGCGGTGCTGGTGTTGGCGCGGCAAAAGCGTTGAAGGTCCACAAGGACGGTCTGCACCATGGGGCTGTCCAACGGGAACACCGCCCGATAGGCATACGCCCTATCGGAGATGAACTGCTTGACCAGTTCCGCCAGGTTACGCAGGAGCGCCTACCCCCGCTTTGGCCAGGCCAGATATGCCCGGCAGCGCGTCAATCAACTGCTGCGTTTCTTGTTGGCCTTGGCGCTGCGCACGGGCCTCGGCTACAGCTTCCGCAGACTTCATCCAGCGCAGTGGCGCCCCGTTGATGTCGGCAATCTCGGGCAGCGCGGCGTCCACGTCGAGGTGATCAAGGTAAGCCGGGTTCTGGCTTTCCGCGGCCATCTTCAAGGCAAACTCGGCGGTACGGTAGAAGCCCGACGCTTCCTCGGCGCGCATGGCTTTCGAGAGCGGGCTGTCGTACTCGGTCTTGTACTCGGCGTCCATCTGGCGCAGGATTTCAGGCATGGGCGGCAAGAGGCCCTGCATCATCAGCAAGTCAAGCTCGCGTTCGATCTGCGGCCCCAGGGCCTCCGTTTGCTGCCGGCCCATGGCTGGGGCAAGCAGCACGCCCTTCTCCCGGGCACGCTCGAGCACTTCGGTGGCCGTCATGTCGCGGCGGTCCTCGACCAGAATCTCGAACAGCGTGACGTAGAACGCATCCTTGATAATCATGCGTTCCTCTTGCATCATCTCCTTGGCGATGGCGAGATTGCCCACCGGGAGTTCATGCACCAGTTTTCGGCCCTGCGCATCCACGCCACCGTAGTTGATCGCGCCTGGCTTCATGCTGAACGCATCGAGCACGCCATCGTCATGGGCCAGCAGCACAGGATCAACCGCCCGGTGGCCTTGCTTGAGGATGGTCTTTTTCTGCTCGTTGAGGACTTTGATGTTGGGCAGCACCATCATCGCGGGGCTGCGGCCATACGTTTCGCCCGGGGCGACGACGTGGCGGCTGACGCTGTACGGGAACGAGTTGTATCCGCCCTCGGCCATCAAACGCTTGCCCGCGGTCGATACGTAGTAGGACGCATACGGCATACCCTTGTAATCGACGCGGCCGTACTGGATGTCGGTGCGCGGTTCCACGCAATGCCAGAACACGAACATCCGGTCCGGGTTCGTCGTGAGCACGTTGCGAACTTCGGCGGGCGTGTTGTCGCCCCACTTCTGATACGCCTGCCGCGCCGACAACCGCAGGCGGCGATACTTGGTGTCCACTTGGCCTTGGTGGTTGAGGCAGAAGTAGGAATCCGCGAGGTTGCAGATCGTGTAGCGCAGCCCCTTGCCGCCGGCGAACTTGTCGATGAACAGGGACGACGTGCCAAAGGCCCCGAGCTGCAGGTAGTCCTCTTGTTTCTGGCTCTGGAAATTGGCGTGCGGCGCGTTGCGGTGGGCGAACAGCAAATCATTCGCCTGTTCGTACCAGAGGCGAACCTGACGGTTGCGCATCAGCGACTTGTCCACCGGCACAATGCGATGCCACTTCGAGCCGCGCGGCGTCAGCATCGACTCCATCACGGCCTGGAACTTAGTTAGCGCAAGCGCAGCAGTCGCATCGTACTGGTGCTCGGTCTTTTTGCCGCCCGGGTTTGTCTGCTCGCCGCGGCCATTGAAGGTGCCCCGGTAGGATGGCAAGACGACGTTCGCCACTTCCTCGCAATGCGAATCGAGCGTGCCGCGATCCGACTCCAACTGGCCAGCGCGATGCAGGATGCGCTCGGCAAGTTCCCGCGTCTTGGTGTCCTGCTCTTTGTCGGTGGCGGTGGTCTTGGCGTCCATCACTTACCCCAAAAGGCTTTTCGCCGCGAGGCTTGGCGTCGAGGTGTCGCCAAGGCCGCCGGTTGGGTTGGTCGCGGACTTGCCGACGCTGATTCGGCGCTGGCGCTCCAACTCCGCGGCAGCATCCCGCTCGGCCAGGGCTGCGCTGTTGTCCGGGGCGGCGGGCGGCGTCGGATTGGGCGCGGGCGCTGGCGCCGCAGGCTCCCCTCCGCCAAATATCGACTTGACTATCCCGCCCAAAGTTTGTCCTTTCGCAACATGTTGCTATTTTCGCATTCTACTCGCCAAACTGATTTTCGTCCACACCGATGGCGATACGGTTCCTTGACCGGAAGCGGCTGGTGGACAGATCACGACGGGCCACCTTGGCGGCGAAGGTCAGGACGAACGCATCGCCATCGTCCGGGCTCCTGCCTATTTTTCCCTTGAGGACTTCCTTGGGCTCGAGGATGATCTTGTCCTTGCCCTGGCCGTAGTAGTCGTAATCCACGGCCGTCAGGTCGGTAAAGAGAAGCGGGTCGCCATCCAGGCAGCCGCCCGGCAGCCAGTCCCTTGCCTCGGCGTACATCTCCGTGCGCTTATTCGCCCACTCGTGGCTTGACGCCTTGCCGCCAAAGAACACCTCCGTCACCCGGTAGCCCTTGGACTTGAGGATGTCGATGACGCCAGTGCCGGCGCCCGAGTCGATAAACACCCCGTCAGGATTGAACGTATCGATGAGGCCGGCGATTTTTTCCGCGGACTGCACCGTGTCAAAGCCCTTCCAGCGGACGGGCGGGATGGAGCGGGCGTCGCGGCCTTGGCGGAACTGGGCCACGCTGCTGTCGTCGCCAAAGCGCGCAATGTCCACACCCATCACCAGCGCAGCACCGGCGTCCTGAACCAGTTCCCGGGTTTGAGCGCCACTCACCGCATCGTTGGAGATGAACTGCTTGGAGCCGGACTTCGGGAATTGGCCAAGCACCTCGACCCTGACGACATCGGAGTCGATGCCGTGCTGCGCGATGAGCTTGTCAAACACCGCGCGGTCCGTCCCTTCCACGGTACGGGAGTCGATCTGCCGACGCCGCCACACGGCCATGGCCCCCTCGTTGTGGAAGATGTCAAAGAACGCACCGGAGTTGCGCCGCGGGTTGGAATAGACGTTCCAGTAGCGGTTCAGGATCGGCTCGGTAAAGAAGCCCTCACTGACGTTGAAGATCGAATTGGGAATACCGGAGGCCTCGTCCATGAGCAGCATGACCCCGGCGTGGTTGTGGACACCGGCAAAAGCGTCCGGATTTTCCTCCGACCAGAGTTGGCCCTGGATGTAGTAGTACCCGGTGTCGATTTTCAGTTGCGACTCGAGCAGGGCCTTGAACCACTTGGCCGGGAAAATGGAAAGCGTGGTGCTGTCCCACCAGTGAGCGTTGATGAGCATGGTCGTCCAGCGGCCGAGCTCAGCGAAAGTACGGGACTTGAGTTGCGGTTCGGTGTTGGCCGTGATGATCGTGGTGGACCCGAGGCGCGTCGTGAGCATCCAGTCGGCCAGCCAAGACACCAGGGCGGACTTACCGGGGCCGCGGCCTGACGTGGTGGCCTTTTGCCACATTGATGGCGGAATCTCAAGGTCGATCTTGTGCTTCTGGTTCCGGATGTGCTCGGTGATTTCCTGCAAATCGTCACGCTGCCAGGTGCGCGGACCCTTCATATGTTCCAACGGCGTGCCGGCTTTGCCCCATGGGTAGGCAAAGAGGACGAACGCCTCAAGGTCGTCGGAGATTTGTGGGTCCCACAACTCCGTCATAAGCAGCTTTTCGTCAGCCGGGGATGGGCGTGTTGCCATTTTCGCAAGTCACCGTTTGAATAAAAATTAAAAAATTTGACCTCAACCTATCCGCCACGGGCCCGTGCCCGGCCGGAATCGCACCCCCACCCCCACCCGGGCCCCCGGTCCCGAAAAAGCCCGGCGGATCAATCTTCGAATATGTCTAGCTTCGGAATAACCACGGTGGAAACAGATAGTTTATCTGTGGCACGCTCGTCCATTAGCCTAGGTGATTCAATGAGTTGCGCATCCTCTACGTTTTCTAGGTCGCGCCTAAGTCGCAAACGGCCGCGAGCATCGGCCAGAGCTCCCGTTAAATCGACCGTGTGCTGCACATCAAGGGCTAGACGTTCGCCATACCTGGCGCGGTCATAGAGGCCGGCTATCTTCATTCGAATGTCGGACTGCACGCGCGCCCGTTTTGGGTCCGCGGCACTGTCCAATGCTATGTCGTACACCTCATGCAGCATCCCATCGGCGCGTAGCTTTTGAATGTCACGGTAAAGAATCTCGAGCTCTGGCCATTGAGCGAGGGCGGCATAAAAGCCTTTGCCGGATATATTGAGCTCTGACCGGTGCACGTTGAAGGATCCGCCTTCGGCATATTTCTCGAGCAGCTTTAGAACCAATTCCTTGGGCGCCGGGCGGTACAGGGTATTTAGCATGGTTGCGATTATCGCATAAAGTTGCGAAAAAGACTTGACAAGGCGTTTCAGCTTGGCGCATATTGGCTGCGTGTTGCGATTTTCGCAATACTTTAAACACTCTCAACAAGGAGCGAAACATGCAAACCGAATTCATAGCCGAGATTCAATCGCACGAAACCGGCGGTAACTGTTCCGTTGATCTGGTTGTTTTGAAAGATGGGCGCGTGCTGGGTATCAACGACGAATGCGTTGTCCTATATGCGTCAATGGACGATTTCAACGAAGGGCAAACGCTGTCACGCCAATCTATCGATCTGGTGCAAGCATGAGCAAACGCCAACAACACCAAGCGGACAACGCGCGATTCCTGCAGCAGATCAAAGGCACAAAGGCGGCCGCGCGGTATCTGCGCTTTTGCGGTTTCGGACCGGATGAAGCCGTGCGGATTCTCGCGCGTGCTTCCTGATAAGGGGTATGGCCGTGGAAAAGTCACAAATCATTGCCGCGCTGTATGCCTTCGTCGCACAGCGGTCCGGAATCGAGTTTTGCAACTATGGCGACGTTAAGGCATTCCGCGCCGAACAACGCAGCATCACGAAGGACGGCCAGCAAGCCCGGCGATTGATCCGCGACGTTGAGCTCCGCGACAGCATCACGGCGGAGGACATTCTGGCCGCGACGCGCGCGTTTTCCGGGCGCCTGCAGCTCAAGCAAACCGACAAAGGCGTGCGGATCGAGTACTGCACCGGCCAATACTTCCCGACGGAATACCGGCGCGCAGTGTGCGCAGTCATGGCGTCCGCCCTTTGGGACTGGAAACGCACCAAGGCAATGCCCAAGGGTGAGCTTGTCCACAATTCCGAAACCGGCGAAACATTCGGGCGTTACAACGGACTGCGCGCCGGCGACTGGTTGCGCAAGTCTTTCCGCAAGGAATACGGCCGCGCCATTGCCTCGCGCTGGTTTGATTGATTGATTGATTGATTGCGAAAATCTAATCATGAAAACAAATGCACACCAAACCGGCCCGCCAAAACGCTACCGGACAGATTCCACACAAAAGCCGGACAGGCTTTTGCGTGCAATTTGCACGATTTAGCGGAGGTAAAAATGCCACTAGCCAAGCCTGTACTGCACGAATATGCGCGAATCCGGAAAGATCAAGCCCGCCACCTATTGCCGTGCATCGTGTACGGCCGCATGGTGCGCCCGCAAATGCACGAAGGCGCCAAAGCCGCCTTGCGCCTGGCCAGAACCACATGCGCCTTTGACGCACTGGTTTTTAGTGATCTGGCGCGGTTTGAAACTGCGCCCGACGACTGGTACACGTTCGATGACCACGAAGGCGATACATACAGCCCGGCCGCCAACCCGGACATAAAGCCCGCAATTCTCGATCGGGAGCGAAAAGCGGAACTGGATCGGGCAAACCGTGAAGGTTTTTACGTGCTGTCCGTCCAAGTGCGTGAATCCGACGACGCGCAATGGGAAACGCTAGATTCTTGCGGCGGTTTTCTCGGGGATGACTGGCGCGGATCCGGTTATGACTTGGACATGATGCGCGTGGCGGTCGATTGGCACGCAGACCGCCTACAGGAAAAACGCGACGCATGGCGCGCAGCACTGCACGAAGCCCGCGAACGTAAAGCCTGGGCCGAGCGTGACGTGGTGACAGCATGATCAACCTGGCCAACATCGAAAAATCAGGTTTTCGCCGCGGCGAGTATGTCGGCTATGGCGCCGGCATTGTGTGGCGCATCGCCAGAAACGGCGGCCCGTGGATTGCCCGGCCACAAAGCCCGGCCAAAGCGGCGCCGGTAGTCGCGGGCACGTTGCGCGCCATGTCAATCAAGCTCGAGCAGGTGGCCAAATGACCAGGCGCGAATATTTGAGCATTGCGCGCCAAATGCCGGCGGACTGGTTGCGGAGGTCAATCGCCAATCCGTCCGCTTACATGCGGCCGGTACACGTTCGCCTTTTGCGGATCGCACTGCGAGGTGCCACGTGATCCAAAAAACAAACCCGCTTCTGGCGAAGAATCCGCAACCGCCTTTGCTCTTGCTCATCCTGGCAGGCACCCTTGGTGCCGGCCTTTTTTACGTTTTTTGCCTTGTCTTTTTATCTTTGGGGAGGTTGTGACCATGCTCAACGCTTCAAACCTGACTGCTGCGGAGGTTTTCCGCATCAACGGCGCATTGCCGGTCGAATTGCAGGAAACCCTTTTACGCAAGGCTGAACAATTGGACGAGGCGCGCGCCTGTGTGGCGCACGTCCAAGAGGCGGCCGGCCAATACCCGGACGAGGATTTTCTGCAGGATGCAATATCGGACCTGCAAACCCTGGCCAAGCGTATGCGCGGCGACAATCGCGCGGACCTGCTGGCGCTGGTCGAAAAGCTCGAAACGATCCAAACCGATGCGCACAATTCGACCAGCTACGGGCTAGACGAGCTGAGCAAAGCGGAATCCATACTTGACGCCGACTAGCCCGCCCGCACCCACTCAAGCCCGGCCGCCGTGCCGGGTTTTTTATTGCCCGGTGCGGAGGTCACAAAGCGCCCGATGCTGTCAGGAAAACAGGGGCTTTTTCTGACAAATAACCCCGACAAACCCATCCGACCAGGCAGCACCCGACTATGCCCTGTGCCGAATTTCGTGCTCTGTCTGCTCCGTCAAGGTTTTCCCCTATGGAGCAGAATTTTCCTTTAAAAAACAACAAATACTCTATGTACTCTTTCTATTCTACTTCTATAGATAAAATACACAGTAGGATTTCCATATAAGGTTTTTTGCCTGGCGGTAAGGTCTGTCGGTCCAAACCCCTATGCCCTGCCCTGAATTTCCCCTGCGCAATTTGCTCCAAGTCAACCAAGAATACTGTGAGCACCCGGAGTGCGCTTTGATTCTGTTGTTGTTTCAGTCGCACGACTATGCGATAATCGCAACATTTACTCCATAGGACGTGGAGTATTCGTTGAAAAGGGCTGAAAAATGACCATCGAAACCGCATCGGAAAATCAAAACGCACGAAAAATACTCTCGCCGGGCGTGCCTGAACGGCGCCAGGATTATCATTTTGAGGATTTAAACGAGGGGTGCGCTTTTTACATCGATCGGTTCGACCCGGTAACGGTTCGTAAGCTCAAGGCGGCGGCCGGCGACTATGCCCGGCGCCATGACATCGATTTGCGGGTGTGGGTGCGCGACTGCCGGGCGTATTACGGTCGCTTTAAGCCGGGAGCAGATTTGCTGGACACCCAAACCTATCACGGCAAAAAGAATTTGCCCAACCCGCGCCCCTACGACAACGCCGATCCTGTTGGCACGGTGGACAAGCGAGTGAAATACCACTTCGATCAATTGCCGATGGGGATGTGGTACGTGTTCGATGGGGATGAGGAAACGGTAAAGCGGGTGCGGCGCTGCACCACGTCTTACAATCAAATTCGCCGGGTCAAAAAACTGCAGACGTGGATCGAGAACGGAAAGCTGTTCGTTCGGCGCATCAAAGCCTGATGGTGGCCCCGCAATCCACTGCAGCACGTAATCCACTAGCCCACCCTGATCCACAAAACGGGTGAAGCGGACTTCACGACCGCATTCTCGATCAATTCCCCGGAAAAGCCCGCCCAGGGCTCGAGATTGAATTTCCCCGATCGGTAGCCATGGCGCAGGATCCGCATCAACTTGGCCGCCACACCCTCCACAGCGACCACACACAAGCGCCCAACGGCTTCCCGCGGCACGTCGCTGTTGGTGTTGTAGTAGAACACCCACCCATCCATTTCGCCGGCACCGCGGTACTGCAACGCGATGGCGCCTTCGAGCAAATCCGGCGGGCTGGCAGCCTTTCCCAAGCCCCGGGCGCCCTTTGTGGCGATTTCCCCGGCGGCGGATATGGTGCCTGCGATGGCCACCGTGCGCGCGGGTTCGGCCACTTCCACGCCCATGCGCCGGATCACTTCCTGCGCCGGCGCCCCGATGAGGGTGGCAATGTGGCTGATTTCCTCGGCACTGGCCTTGCGCTTGCCGCGCAGCAGTAAAGACACGGCCGACGCATCGAGCCCGAGCTCGCGCGCCATGCCGCGTTGGGAGAGTTTGCGGTCCGCCAGGCGTTCACGGAACCAGCGGGTATCGATTTTCAGGTTGGTGCTCATCGGTATCGGTAGTATCGGTACGAATCAATAATCGGTTGGCTGACTTTATACACCGTCTAAATTCAAAATGCAAATTTCACAATGTACGGCACCGAACACTCGCTTTTTTGACACCCTCGACTAAAGTATGGCTGTCAGCCCATTGACAGGTGTTGCGAAATTCTCTATTGTCGCGGGCCATCACATCACTTTTCGGAACGGGAGCTTCGAAATGCCATTGCAAATGATCAAAATTGTGCCGACGGGCACCCGCGTTATCCGCCACAACAAGGGCTTCACCTGGGTGTTCATCGCAACAGATGCGAAAACCGGCACCCCAACGGAGGTCCACATCGAATTCGCTGCGCCGGAATGGCTGTATTACCTGCTGCGGGATCTTGGGAATTCCGGCCCGAAGTAAATAAAACTCGCCTCACCCCTAAAATTTTTCTTGCATTCGTTGCGATTTTCTCTACACTTGGCGACATTCTCAACGCAACTCCGGACCCTATGACCACCTCCGTTCCTCTTTTTGACTCGAGCCGGCCGTTCGCCAACAGCCAGGCGGCGCGCATCATCGCCAAGTTTGGCGGCGTGCCCAATTTGCACAAGGCGCTGATCGCCGTGGATCGCAAGAAAGACATCTCGACGCTGTACAAATGGCTGATGACGCGCGAGAAGGGCGGCACCGAAGGCATGATTCCGGGGCCGGCGGTTCCTTCCGTCAGGAAAGCTGCGCGCCTTTGTGGCATTTATTTGACCAAAGAGGATTGGGCTCCGTGAGCGCCTACCGTGATGGTATTGAGGCGGCGGCCAAATGGCACGACGGTGAGGCGGTAATGGCGGACTTGGCGCTTAACCAGGCGACCGCCGAGCGTCACCGTAAATTCGCTGCCGCGATCCGCGCCCTGCCCGTAACCGAGTCCGTGAGCTCGCCGACCGCGACAACCTCCGCCAAAATCACCGCGGCGCTCGAGTGGGCGCGTCAGATGGCGGCTGACTCTGGAAGCCTTGTGTGGGCCGAGCATGTACGGGTGCTTGAGGGGATGGCGAGGGATGCGGGGCGGTATCGGTGGCTGCGCGACAAATCAAGCGCGCAGTGGGAGCATCCGATTGTCGTGTCGCAAAAGCGAGTTGATGACGGAATGCAATATGTCGGCCCGCTGATATGTGGCGCTTTGGATGACGCCATAGACGCCGCCCTCCCCGACGAACAGGAGAAAGAGAAATGAGTGAGCAACATCTTATTGCGCGTTACCCGATTCGGTTTAGCCAAGACGGGAACATGGTCTGTGCTACCTACGACGACTTTACCAACCTGCAAGAAAGTGCGGCGGGGTTCGGGGAAACGCGCAGGCTTGCAATGATGGCATTGCAGTTGGAGTCGCCGCTACGGTGCCAGAAAGCCATGTGGTGGGGCACTGGCGCACCCGCAGGGGTTTGCGGAGAGAAAGCGTATGGGTCGCACGTCGGAGAGTATAGACCGGCCACATGGCGGTTCCCTGCGATGCCGGGGGAGCTTTGGTTCTGCCGTGAAACTGCGCGCTGTCCTAAGCACGGCGGGCCTACTTGGGAAAAGGCGATTGCCGTGGTGATGGGTGAGCAGCAATGACCGCCCTATCCGAACTCGACGCGAAAGACTTGGGTGATATGCTCGTTTCGTTCGACCTGTTAGACGACCTTGCGCTGACCGACCCCGAAGGCTTTGACGATGGACGGACGCGGGATAACGTCGCCAAACTCTGCAAGCACCTGAACGCCTACCGCACCGGCCAGCTTGTCGAGCGCCAGGAGGGGGTGGTCGTGCCGGTGGATGAACTTGTCGCGTTTTTTCGCAGCAAGGAGGGTCGAGAACTCGGCGCAATGGGCGATTACCACGGATGGTCTCCACAGGAAACTGCCGCGCATGCCTTGAGAAACCTGATAGCGCCAACCGACGACATTCTCGATAAGGCATTGGATGTTGGCTGTGATGCCGCCAACGCATTCCGCGTCAACATGGAGCGTGCTTATCGGGCAATGGTTTCAGTGCTCGCCGCCGCGCAAGGGAGGAAGCCATGAACGAGCAGGGAACGCCGAGAACGGACACTTTCTGTTCCACGCCTTATCACGGTTGGTTTCCTGACGAATTTACTTGCTCAGTTCTGAATGAATGGGCCGAATTCGCCCGCCAACTCGAAAGAGAACTCGCGGCAGCGCAGGCCGAGATTGCCAGACTGAAGGAGGGGAAATGAACTCGCAAAAACTTGGTGAATTAGTTGGTCAGTACGGAGTGCAGTGTGCAAAAACCGCAGAACTTGCCCCGACAAAGGAACTTGCGGACGCTATCGGAGCCTTGGACGATGAATCTGAGCTTCACATAATGCGATTGGCGGCAATATCTACTGCGACGTTTGCCAACACGCCGGAAACACACGCGCAGTCCGTTGGACGCGATAACCCGTATTGGACGCAAGCTTATCAAGATGTGGTTGACTTGGTGTCCCGCGAAATAGACCTTCGCGCCCAACTCGCCGCCGAGAAAGAGGCGCGGGAACGGGCGGAGAAAGACTACGCAGTTCAGAGCGAGTTGCTGACCGCTTTGCGTGCCGAGTTACGGCACACCATTGCCGCCGCCGAATCCCGCCAGCAGGAAGCCGTGGCACAGGCG